CACATGCACCGTGCTATGGTATTGAGAGGATTCTAATGTATTTCAATGAGTTACCACTAATACCCTTTATTAATTCTGATGGCAGTCAATCAAATGTAAAAGATATCATCCGTAGAGTAATTTTTTCAGATGAGTCATATCTGAATTTATCAAACTATGATTACTACACGGTCAAGGACACTGACACTCCCGACTCCATTTCCCGTGATTTTTACGATAATCCAGATTATCACTGGATCATTATTTTATACAATAATGCCTTCGATCCATTTTACACATTTCCATTATCGCAGCAAAACTTAGATGACTATATCAATAAAAAATATGAGGGATCAGCACTTTTTATCACTCGAACTGATAGTTTTAGAGATGATCCGTTTTACGATGAAAACTTGTCTTGGGAAGTCGCTGATGTAATTACAACCAGCACCTTTGATGAACAAGGTGCAGAGGTTTTTGCAAATGAAGAAACCTTTGCAAGAATCAAGGCTATTGATACACAACTCTCTAAATTACAACTCGATAAACAAAAAGGTATTTTCAAAGCCAACGATAGACTGTCACGAAGAAGAGATGTTGTTGATGCTTTGAGAGCAAAGGTTGTTCGGGTGGACGATGGTAGATTTGCTGTTCATCATTTTGAGGACTCTGATGGTAACGTGCTAAACCCCTTGGCTACACCACCGGATGCTGATGGTGTTCAACTACCAGTCGGGACTGATCGTAGCACTGGCGGTGCAGTAACTTTTGGTGAATCTATTTTGTCAAACTATTTGCAAGGCTCATCTCTTTACGTTGTGACAAATCAAGATTATGAAGAAAAAGTGAACAACAATAAAAGACAAATCAGAATACCACGCAAACAGGTGGTTGATCAAATTTTCAAAGAATACAAAGACATAATCAGAGGATAATATGACAACCAGCAATGACAGAACCATCATGGATAAACAAAATGATGTTGTCATCGAAGATATCACTCTGTCATCACAATACGCACCAGAGCCTCTTAGTATTGTGAGAAGTGCAATGTCATTGAGTATTTTTGAAGATATCCTAAGTCATTTTTTGATTGGTGAAATAACCATTGTCGATGGAATCAATCTCATAGACAAATATCCAATTGTCGGTAGAGAGTTTGTCACGATTACGTTTAGAACACCTCTTTATTCAGAGACAAAAGATGTCACGATGAGAATTGTTGGACAAAAAACAAGAGCAAAGCCGGAAAACGGTGTAAGCGACATCATTACGTTTAGACTTGTTTCAGAGGCGGCGTATGTGGACTCCATCACACAAATTTCTGAGGCACTGGAAGGCACAAATTCTGAATTGGTAACTGATCTAATTGACAGATTTTATCCTTCTAAAGCGGAGGAACCTTTAGTTAGTGATACAGGATCTACAAAATACAAATATGTTTTTCCTTTTCAGCGACCATCACAAATGATTGATCAGATGATTACGAATAGTTCTCCGAGTGATTCACAAAGTCCTGATGAAAATTCTGGGTATGTTTTTTTCGAGTCACTCACAAAGTATAATTTTACTCCCGTGAATTTTCTGATTGAACAAGATCCTAAAGCAATTTTTTCAAACATAAAAATTCTTCGTACCCCAAAAACTGAAAACCCAAATGATCCACGACTTGAGTTTGATGATCGGTCTGCTGTGATGCTGCAAAGAATCAATGGAATTTCAAGCATGGATCGTTTGAATCAAATCAAAGTTGGTGCATTCTCAAACGTAAATTATTTTCACGATCTAACATCTAAGGAGTGGGGCAAAGAGGAATACAAACATTCTCAAGACTCTGATAGTTATGTGGACTTCGACGGTCCAAAAAATCTAAATGAAAATACAAAATTGCCACAAAGAAAAGACATCGTTTATAAAGATGAAAACCTAAACGACAATCCGTCTGTGATTCATTTTTTCCCTCAACACACAAATGTCCAAGGACCAGATTTCAAAAAGAACTCTACTGATTTTGATCTAAAAAGACACAGAGTTTCAAACATGTCAATTTTAGGTGAATTGCAATATCAAATCGAAACTACAGGCTCCTCCAACATTACAGTGGGCGACACATTATTTTTGAGACTTTTGAAAAATGTGTCAAACACTGAAATGAAAAATCAGGGAGAGTTTGACGAAGAAAAAAGTGGTGTGTATTTGATCAAATCTATCCAACACTTTTTTTCACTTGGCGATAGACAAAGCCAGACGTATAAAACTGCAATGCGAGTGATAAGAAATTATAGAGTAAATGAAATAACCTCTCAGTCGTATTCACAATTTGAAGGAGTGAGTAATGCTTAACATGTATCAGGGAGTTGTTGAAGACAGGAAAGACCCTATGGAACTTGGTCGTTGTCGAGTGCGATGGATCGGTCTACACACAGAGGAAAAAAATCTAATCAAAACAGATGACCTACCTTGGGCGTATCCTGTGCAGCCGATCACATCTGCTGCCATGAGCGGTATTGGAACCACTCCGCTTGGACCCGTGGAAGGAACATGGGTTGTTGGATTTTTTAGAGATGGTGAAAAGTTTCAACAGCCTGTTTACTTTGGTACAATTGGTGGCATCCCGACAAGTGAATCAGACACGGCAACAGGTTTCAATGACCCACAGGGTAAATATCCTTTGAGCGAACGACTTCAAGAGCCAGACACAAATAGGCTTGCTAGAGGCATGGAGGATGACACACCCATTTCCATCAGAAGAAATTCGTTGGATGAGATGCAAGCACCGGCTGGTGGCGGACAACTAAAAGATATTCAAGAGCCAGAAACAGAATACGCGGCAGAGTATCCTTTCAATCACGTTAGATTCACAGAGTCAGGACACTTGCATGAGTTTGATGATACCGAGGGTGCAGAAAGAATTCACATTTATCACACCGCTGGATCTTTTGAAGAAATTTATCCAGATGGATCTAGGGTAGTAAAGGTGGTGAGCGATAATTACACAGCGATTTTAGGAGAAAATAATATTCATGTCACTAAAGATACAAATGGACATGTTGCCGGTGATGTAAATATTCTTGTAAACGGTGATGTAAACCTTGAGGTTGATGGGGACATGGATACCCATGTTGACGGTGATTATAGTCTCCGTGTGGATGGCAAAATTGATATCATCGCTCAAAAACAGGTCAACATTCGAGGAAAATCTATCAATTTGAATTGAGGTAAAAATGTCACAATATTCAGAGCCAACTCCAGTTAGACAAATTTCAACCTCAGTCACCGAGACAATCACAAACAATCAGGCTGTGTCTGGTGACTCTGAAACTGATCGGCTGTACGATTTTCTCAAAACCTCTGGGTTTAGAATATTTGAGTATCAGGTGGAGGAAGAGTATGAAAGGTCTTATGACTCGTGGAGAGGGAAAGCACCATCAGCCAGATATCATTTTGTTGAAATGGTAACTGAGGGCGGTCATGGTATCAACAGACCTCTACAAAACTTTGAAATCGCACAATTTCATCCCGACCTGTCATTAGACGAGATACAAAGCCTTAGAGAGTTGTACGAGAGGAATGCTGGAATCAGACCTTTCAAACTTCCCATGCAAGTCGCTAGGGTTGGTATAAGCGATGCAGACAAAGCAAAGATAAATCAAAATTTAGATTTGTTTTATGCGGTCGTTCAAAAAAATGCCCCACTCATTGAGAGAAGAGTTCCGACATTTGTTGGTGCGAGTTATGATATTAGACCATCAAGCCTTGAAGGCACATCAGTTAAAACTGTTTCGTTGTCCGCACCGCCAAGACCAGAAGTGGGAGACATCTGGTTCAACTCTACTAAGGGCAAGTATTTTGCCTTTCTTGGGGATGGCGTATCTAAATATTGGGTGGAGGTATAATGCCAGCGGTAGCAAGATATGGAGATGTTTGTGGAGGAGGTATCATCGCAGGTGCGTCAACCGTTTTGACAAATGGAAGACCAACCGCTCAGATTACGAATCCGGTTTTAGGGCATGGTATTTGTCCACACTGTGCGCCAGTAACGTCAAGTGCCTCATCCACCGTCTATGCCGAGGGGCTTCCAGTTCATAGACTCACTGATGCTTGTTCGTGCGGACACTCAACATCATCAGGCTCATCAAACGTAAACGCAGGAGGATAATATGTCTAATTTATTTGATCCACAACTTCTAAACACAAGTGGATGTGAACTTCCAACCTTACCCATAACAGACGAACAAAATGAAGTTTTGAGACAGATTGTTAGTGGTGAATTTTTGAGAGATCCTCTTGAGGGTTTGGCTTCTGGCGCACAACAAAAACTGAATAGTGCTGTTGCTAGGTTGGTAGACCTCGACGGAATACCCGGTATCAACACCTCTGGTATCAGGGATACCCTAGAGGCTGCTTACGAGCAAATTACAAACATGATTTCACATTCTCAAAGACTTAGCGGGGTGCAATCTAATCCCGGCAACGCAGTCGGACTTCAAGGAATTCAGGCGATAGCCAACACATATAACAATTTCAAAAATTCTATCGAGGGTGGGACCATTGGTGAGGATATTGTTGACCACTACAGTCCATTTTTTCAAAGTATCTTAGGACCGGGGACAACCATCTTTGAATCAGTAAATGGTATATTGTCTGGCGACTTAGAAAATGCTCTAAGAAATATGCAGGCAGCCGCAGCCGAGGATGGGCAGCCCGGTCTACAAGATGCACTTGATAAAGTTTCAGATATCGCTGGAACCGTTGGCGATCTTGGTAGACAAATAGATGCGATTAGAGAGAGTGATCAGTTGCAACTTGCAGGTGCTTTGGACTATGTTGCAAAAGTCGGTCTTGGATTTTCTGTGTTAGGCATGGCAGAAGACCCATGTTTTAGTCAAAAAGTTTTATCAAACATCGTAAATCCAAATTCTAAAGGTTTACTGAACTTATAAGAGATAGATACTATTATGGCATATTACACCCAATCTGATGTTGAAACTTCAACAAAATCGACGGTGAGATTCAGTGATATTGATCTGAATTTTGAGATCAATCCGTTGACCAAGGATGTAAATATTCTGAAAAATGAAGATGCCGTCAAACGATCAGTCAGAAATATTGTTCTGACGAATTTTGGTGAAAAAAAATTCCAACCATTTTTTGGCGGGAATGTCTTAGCACAACTGTTTGAGAACTTTTCTCCGTTTACTTCAATCCAACTCAAAAAAGCAATTGAGAGATCCCTTTTTGAAAATGAACCAAGAATTGACAGATTAGTGGTGGAGGTAAATGCAAACAATGATAAAAATTCAGTGGATGTCGTTGTTAGATTTACTTTGAAAAATTCACAAGAGCCTGTTTTGGTTACGTTTACTCTGGAAAGGATTAGATAATGACTACGGAAAGAAAACAACTTTCAGTCAATCAATTAGACTTTTTTGCGATTAGAAATAATCTCAAATCATTTTTGAAATCACAAAACGATTTCCAAGACTATGACTTTGAGGGATCTGGTCTTTCTGTCCTTCTGGATATTTTGTCTTACGTCACACATTATCAAGGCATTTATAACAACCTCACAGCAAATGAACTTTTTCTTGATACGGCGATCAAAAGATCATCTTTGGTTTCGCACGCAAAAAGTTTAGGATACGTCCCACGATCTATCACCGCCCCAATTGCAACAGTGGATGTGACTTACAATGGTGTTGTCCCAAACCGTATTGATGCTGGACAGGTGTTCACAACAAAGATCGGAACAAAAACATATAAATTTACAAACCTTGATGCTGCAATTCCTGATCCGAACAATACACCACACCTTCAAAATCTTGAAATCAGAGAAGGTGTATTGCGAACCATTTCTTTTGTAACTCCCAATTCAAATCCTAATCAAAGATTTAGAATCAGAGATGATGCCCTTGATACAAAGACCATCAAAGTCACCGTGACAAAATCTGCTACGGACAATGATGGATTGTCGGATATCTGGACTCTTGGAACAAACGCAGTTGTGATTGACTCTACAACAAATGCTTATTTTGTTGAGGAAGATTATGATGGCTCTTACTCTATCTCATTCGGTGATGGAGTTATTGGTAAAAAACTTAGTGCTGGAAACCTTGTGACCGTCACCTATTTGCAAACAAAAGGTGCTGAGGCAAACGGAGCCGGTGAAACTGACTCTGAGGACACGAGGGCGTTTACATACTTGGACTCGACTGTTGAGGTGACGAGTGCTGCGGCTGGTGGCGGGGCTAAAGAAACTATCTCTAGTATTCGATTCAACGCACCAAAGGCTTACGCTGCACAAAATAGGGCTGTCACAACCACAGACTTTGAGGCTTTGATAAACAACAACTTTTCTGGATTTCAATCAGCCTTAGTTTACGGCGGTGAGTTTGCCACGCCACCTGAATTTGGTAAAGTCTTTGTCGTTCTCAAACCAAACGAGGCGACTCTTGTTCCTAGTAGTGTGAAAAGATCAATCGCATCTTTCCTAAAAAATAGATGTAGTGTTAGCATCACTCCAGAGGTGAAAGATCCAGACTCGCTATTTGTTCGATATAGTTTGGATGCAGTCTATAGCCCTGCACTTACAAAACTTAGTGAGGCTTACCTTGAGTCCACAATCAAAGACGTTGTTTCGACATTTATTGATGACAACACCTTTGGTTTCAACTCATCAGTCTCCTTTGCAAAACTTGAGAAAAAACTACTTGAAAGTATCACTGGTATCGAGACTCTTGTGGTAGATCCATCACTTGAATTTAGATTTTTCCCAATTTTAGACACCGCGACAAATTATGAAGTGAAATTTAAGAATCCAATTTTCCATCCACACGATGGACATACCCCTGTGGTTTCGTCATCTCAATTCAGATTTTCAGATGCAGACGGAATCATCAAAAGCGTTTTCTTAGATGATGATGGCTTTGGAAATTTGAGGCTGTTTCAATTGAACAATGGCGTGAAAACTTATTTGGATAATGTTGATTTCGGAACTGTAAATTATACAACAGGTGTTTTGTCAATAAAATCTTTTGCTCTGTCCACTGAAAACGAAATCGACCCTATCAAAATTTTTGCAAAGATTGGTGGGGGTAGACTTGTATCGTCCGAAACATTTATTTTGACACAGGATAAAAGAGATGCTACAAGGGCGACAGTAAGATTGACTCCTGATGATAGACCGGATCAAAGAACAAACGCTGCTGGTGAGGCATACATCGGCACTACCAGTCTCACGGCAACCCCGCCCAGCACCGACACAAGCACGACCACTACAACCTCTACAGGAACTTCAACTGGTGGAGGAGGTGGTGGTTCATCTAGTAGCGGTTCTTCACCTAGCACTGGCGGAGGTTACTAATGCCTGTTGGTGGTTCACTTCTTCTCCCGTTTCAAATTTTTGTTCCCGATCCTTTGGAGGATCTGGGTCCAATATCGGTAGATGAAAGATTTTCAACATTACTATCGACGATTGCTCCACAGTATGTTCAAAATGATCACCAGAAATTTATCACTTTTGTAAAAGCATATTTTGAGTATCTTGAAATTCACGGTAATCCAAGAGCCGAGGCTGTTAGACTAAACTCATACACTGATGTTGATAGGACACTTGATGATTTTGTTCAGTATTTCAAGAATAATTATCTAAACAATTTTCCGTCTGGTGGTTTTGACACGGATGCCGATGAAAAACTTGCAGTAAAAAATTCAAGTGCTTACTATGGCGAAAAAGGAAATGCCAGATCAATTGATTATCTTTTTAGACTTCTGTTCGGCACGCCAGCAGAAATCGAAACACCAAAGGATAAGTTGTTCAAAATTTCTGATGCAGATTATGATCCAAGTGTGATCCTTTACTGCTCACATTACAACGGCAAAGAAGAATTGTCCTTGTTCAAAGGCTCCCAAATTCAACAAAGGGCTTTAGATGACTTCACCAGCGAGGTTGTTACCACAGCATTGATTGATGATATTACCTTTCATTTAGATGATGGTGTAGAGTATGCCAAGTTGTTTCTAAAAGAAGTCCGAGGTGTTTTTAGACCAAACAAGTATGTTGAATTCTATAGAGCAAATAGAAATCGATTGACCATCGAAAGAACCTTCCCCGTTGTTAGTAATTTATCGGTGACTGACAAAGGATCAAACTATGCCGTTGGCGATGACATTATCGTAAAGGATTCCGCTGGTAAAATTGTTCTGACTTCTCAAGTTGAGTCAGTAAATAGTCTAGGGGAAATCGAAGTCATATCATCATCCCCAAGACAAAATAAAATTTACTTTCCCGGTGAATCGTATGATATTAGTGTTGGATCTGCATCGGGTCAAAATGCCGGATTTACTTTGGATGGTAACATCTCTGCCGCAAAGAATAGAAACAATTTTTCAAGTCAAAGATCACTTTTGTCATCTGATTCTTTTGTTCAAGACAATTTCAAGTTCCAGAATTTTTCTTACATCATTAGAGCAGAAAAGCAAATTAAAGATTACGCAGCGATTGTTAGAAAAATCTTTCATCCCGCTGGTTCGGTCATGCTGGCTGAATTCTCATCAAAAAATAATTTTTCAGGTGTGAAATTAGCACACAAAAATTATCAAGACATAAGTTTTATTGATCCCGTTATTGGTAATTTTTTACCTTACACCTTTGGATCAACCGCCGACTTTAGAGGTGAAACTATGGGTATCACCTTCCAAGACTTTTATCCCGGTGGTTACAATGGTTTGACAGGTGCAACTGTCGGAGATGTAAATGCTTTTGGTATTGGTATTACGCACGACCCCTTCAACGCCGGAACTTTCTTGTTTGGTCCGGTTGGTGGCTTCACGGCAAACGGAAACAATCCAGAGGTTCATATTGGAGGCGGTGCGTTGCCCGGATACCAAAGAGTAGAATTACCACAACTAACTTATATTACTGATCCAAATAAAACTGCACAAGGATCAGTAGACAGTGCTTTTTCTGAATTTTATAATATCTCTAGACACCCAAAAACTTTCTTGACATCTAATTTAGCACCAGCCGAGAGTTCAACACTAATTGGAAGAATATCTAATTCGACTTCTTTCAATACCTCTTTAGTCAAAGACCACAGGGGAAACCCACTCATTGTAAGAAAAACAGTGACTCTCATTCTTGACACCAATGAAGGTGTCTCTGGAACATTCACCGAAGGTGATATTGTAAGACAAAAGGTTCCGAATTCTCCAGAGGCTATTGGTGAAATTGTTGCAGTTCCCTCCGGCGGCAGCAATGTTCGCCGCACATCAGGGTCAGGTGTGAACACATCATTCTATAGAAAACAATCTGTGGCTGAAATCATCAAAAACTTCAATGCCAAGAGAACTAGACTTGATGTTGGTGCTGAGGCGGAGGCGGAGGATGAAGTTGTGTCAAGTGAAGTTGTCTCTGAGAGTGGTGATTCAGGACTTTTACTCGCAAGTGCGGAGGATATCGAGGGTCTACCAGTCATTTCATATTCTGATTCATCAGAGGCGACTTACGCATCTGAGACAAGAACCGTTGAGGTCGTTGAAGAGACTTTGGCAAGCGGTAAAAAACAATTGGTTGCAAAAACCACGATCAAAACACCACAGGATATTATCAAAGATGATCCAAAAGGTAAATATCAAACATCTGTGTCTACGTCCGATGTAATTGACCCGCAAACTCTAAAACCTGTAACAATTACAGTTTCAATGATTTCTGGAGAATTTTCAAATGAAAGTGATAGAAACGGAAACAGATTTCCGATCATAGGAGACTCAGGTGGTGAGGGCTTACTAGCAACGGGACTAAATAATGATAAGTCGGTGAAGGGAACTGTTGCCGCAGTTTCAGAAACACTCGATGATATAAAATTTACTGACATTGTAATTGGTGAGTTTTTTGATTTACTTGAATTACCAGATTTCTAAGGGAGCATCATGTCACAATACACTTTTGACGCACAACTAAAAACACAAATAGCAAAAAACTTTGTGTCTGATTTTCAACCCTTTGGAAAAAATAAGGTTTACTTGGGTATTGGACAGATTGATGATGTTGAGACTGGTAACCCCCCTCTTGAGCATCGTAGTGTTGAGCGGGATGTTATCTCAAGAAGAAACATTTCATTTGCAAAAAGAGTAACTCCAGATGATGTGACTCTGATGATTCCTCGCGTCAATTGGTCATCTGGAATCACCATGTCACCACTTGATACAGCCGATGATATGTCGGAAACACATGATGAGTCTGGTAGCACCCCCTCACCATTTTATGTTGTGACAAACGAAAACAACGTGTATGTCTGTTTGGCAAATGGTGGTGGTGAGACAGGATCTCTTGATCAACCGATTGGCACTGATACCAGTCCCATCTCTTTGCCAAATGGTTACAAATGGAAATACATGTATACAATTCCCGGTAGTCATGTCAAATTCATGGACTCTGATTTTATTCCGGTTGTATCTCTGCCGTATTATGATGGTATTTTCAATGTTTACAACGACGAAAGACAAAACCAGTATGCTGTGCAATACGAAGCAAATATTGATGCTAGTGGTGGACTCATCGATCAAGTCGCAATTACACTAAATCCCGTGACAGCGATTTTTGAGCGTGGTGTTCCGACCAACAAAAACAATGAAGTTGAATTTACCAAGGGTAATACTGTTATGATTACACAGCCCAACTTGGTCAATCAATCTGATGATTACTATAAAAATTATTACATCAGATTTTTAACGGGACAGGCTGCTGGTGTGGTGAAAAAAATCACTGGATCTTCTGTGAACGGGGATGCACAGGATATTCTTACCCTTGAGAGTGACTTTGAAACAAATAGAATCCCACAAAACAAAGATAGATTTGAGATTGGGGTTGGAATTGAAATTTCTGGTAATGGTAGAGATGCAGCGGGCTTCGGATCTCTAGATTCCTCAAAAAAACTAACTTCTGTAATTTTGTATAATAAAGGATCAGGGTACTCATCGGCTACGGCAAATGTTTTCACTGGTGGGGACTCTGCGACCGATGCCTTCCCGTCAACACTACCGACGATTGTGCCACTGATTTCTCAAAGTGTCGGCAGAGATCCTGTTTTTGAGTTGTTTTCAAATGTCGCTAGAGTTCAAGTATCTATTCAAGGTGATGATGAAAATAATGTGGAGCAACTTCTTGGTAATGATTATCGGGATATAGTTTTATGGGCTAATCCGAAGGTCGGGGCTAATCAAGAGGGTGCTGGCAATTTTGCAGGATATCTTGATAGAACGATCACAAGAGTTGATGTATCAGGGACTACAGGCTCCATCGCTGCACTTGTTGAAACTGCGAATGATCAGGGGTCTAACGTCGGAAACAAATATTTGTATGGTGATACTACAAAAGAATTCGTTGAGATTAGTGGTCAGCCATCCAAAACATCCACCTTATCTGCAACAGTAAATGTTTTGGATATGAGTAAACCATTTGTTCGGGGCGAAAAGGTAACTTTGCTTCAAACCGACAGTAAAGGATTGTTTACAGGAACAAGTAGCACAGGTGACTTCACGGTATCAAATACTTTTTTTGAAGATACCTCACTACAGGTTCAGAAAACGGACTGGAGATGCACTCACAAATTAGTCGTTGATTTTGGGGTTGATGGATCATATGTTCCAACCGAGGATCAAGGTGCTACTGGCGGATCTGGCAGTCACGGTGCTATCACGGCAGTCCTTCCTTACAGCAACCCAAATGATCCAGATGATGATGTTTTTGGCAAACGTGTTGTGCTTTTGTCAGATGTTTCTAATGTCTCAGGTGCTACTTTATCCTTTGTCCCAAATGAGTCCTTGAATTATGTTGTTATGGAAACTCCCGTTTCTGGAACGATTGAAAGTGTTGAGGGACCAGAGTTGGATTTATTTTCCGGTCAACTGTTATACATAAAAGGACTAACACAGGGAGTCAGAAGAGTTACTGAGCAAACTGACTTGTTTAGATTTACGTTTGAATTTTAAGGGGTTATAAATGCCAATTGAGCAAAAAGCATATGATTCTGCCATCATGGGTGGTCTTCCATACTACGACGATTTCAATCAGTCGAAGAAATTTTTGAAAATGCTTTTCAAGCCCGGACTTCCTGTTCAGGCTAGAGAACTGTCTCAGGCACAGACAATCCTGCAAAATCAAATTGAAAGACTTGGATCTAATATTTTTAGAAATGGATCGGTTGTTTTAGGCGGCGGCGTATCAACAGCGGCAGCAAACTTTGTACGACTTCAAAATGATTTGCCGTTAGCAACTTTGAAAAGACTCGTAAATCAAAAAATTCGTGCAGAAAAGTCTGATGGATCTTTAGTTGATGCGATTGTTTGCGGTTATGCTGATAAATCAACTTTAGAGAATGACTCCCACCAAATTGTTTTTGTAAAGTATATTACTGTTGGTGAATTCAGTGAGGGTGATACCATCTTTACAATTGGTGTTGGAAACATTGGTGTGACTAATACTGTGTTACCCGATGCAGTTGCTCCCGGTGCAGGTGATGTGCAAACCTTTGTAACTGTCGAAGAGGGTATCTTTTTCATTGACGGATACTTTTGTATCGCGGAGGCACAATCAGCAGCCGCTACAAAAAATGATGATGCGTTAGGGTACAGAACTTTTTCTAGCACAAATAGTGCCGTAGGTTTCAACGCTGTAAAAAGTGTTGTAACTCCAGAATCAGATTCGACACTAAGAGATCCATCATTTGGTTTTAACAACTTCAATGCTCCCGGTGCTGACAGATTCAAAATTGATCCTGTGTTGGAATCAAGATCACTTTCCGGCACTGCGGCTGACTCCAACTCATACACCATTGATGATCCAACAAACTTTTTTGAACTTGTCAGAGTCATTGGTGGCAGGGTTACCAAAAAAATCAAATATCCTGAACTGGCTGAACTTGAAAAAACACTTGCAAGAAGGACATTTGATGAATCTGGCAACTACACCGTTCAGCCATTTGAAATTGAAGTCGGAACCCACGAAGAAATTTTTGGTTCAATCGATAACTCAAAGTTTGGTGTAAAACTTAGTCCGGGTAAGGCGTATGTTAGTGGATTTGAATTTGAAACAATCGCTCCCACCTTTTTGACAATCGATAAAGGGACTGATGTTCTTACATCGACTAGATCATACGGCTTAGATCAGGGATCTTTCTTCTCTTTGAAGGCTACAAAACAGTCAACAGATTTTGACCCGACCAGTCCCGGTTCAATTATTGGTGCTACCCTTGATGGATACATCAACAATTCCACATCTTTATTCTTAGATGGTAGTCCAGTTGACCTTGAGGATGCCGATGGTGAAAAATTAGGCACTGTTGTTCCGACACACTTTATGTTTGGAAATGAGTCAAGCAATGCACCAGTTAGATTGTATTTTCATTCTAAAGAAATGTTTGTTGGTGCGAAAGATTCAAACATCAAAAGAATTGTAAAAAGAGATACAAACAATAATGAAATTTTAGGTATCACCTGTGATTTTTCTGGTAGTGGTTTAGACTCAATTATTTTATCAAACTCTTCTAGAGTCGCAGATATTTCCTCCGGTGGCTCGGTTAGTGATCTTCGTAACCCCTTGCGAATGACTTTTATCAAACCCTTCAAAGGCACGACAGATAGTAATGGTGTTGTTGGATTTACCAGTGGTGTAGGTAGTAAAGACTTCTTGGCAACCATTGGTGAAGATATTGAAAAAGCACAAATTAGACCTGTCGGTATTGTGAATATGACCAACTCAAGTCCCGGCTCTGGTAACGAGGACGATCTGGTTTTGATTCAACCAACGCTTGTTCCAAGCATTGACAATAATGTGGGATCAATCAGTCTCAATTTCGGTGCGGATTACTCCAGCAAAGAGATCACATGCTTCTTGCCTGTTTCGTATGAGTCCGTAAACAATATTCGCAAGAAAACTATCTCCGGTAATCAAACTGTCACAATCAACTCTCTATCAGAGTTGCTAACCACGACTACGCTTTCTCTCAATACCCCTGACGTAAAACAAATCATATCCATTTCTGAGGAAGACACGGGTAACGATGTTACTGCTAGATTTGAACTGAACACTGGACAATCTGATTTTGCCTATGAATTCTCTAGTATCTCTCTAGCCGACCCTAGTGATACTGTTATAAATCGTGAAAGTCCACTGGTTGTCACTTTTACAAAATATCTGCATACGGGTGACGGTCCCTTTACGAAGGATAGTTACGTCGGTATTGATGAAACAGAACTTGCAGCCGTAAACTCCGCAGGTAATAGTCCTGTTGACGTTTTAGACTTTAGACCAATTATTGATGCAAATGGTAACTATACTCAAGGCACAGGAGAACCGGGAATCGTTCCATTCTCATCCACGGCTGTTCCATCGTTTGTTACCGTATCTACTTTCTTACCAAGAATCGATTCGGTTGTTCTAACTAACGATAGAAAACTCGTGGTTGTTCAAGGCATTCCCGACAATGATCCAGTCCCCCCAAGAATTTCATCCGGTGACTTAGAATTGTATAGGGTCAGAGTAAATGGTGCATCTTCGGAAGCACAGACCCTTCAAGTCGAGTATATTGATAATCAAAGATTTACAATGTCTGATATCAATGACCTTGAAGAAAGAACAACC